TAAAATAAAAGAACCCACATAATGTGAGTCTTAGTTATTAATGATGTCTTCAACTGTTTTACTTGCTTCCTTTATTGGTGGGAAGTAAATTCTAGCTGGTAGTTTTCTATCAGCTACTTGTTCAGCACTGGCGTGTGCCTCAAACTTCATCTTAAGCACCGCCTCGTCATCATCTTTAGTTTCAGTATCAAGTCCAGATGTACATAAAGCATTATCTAAAACAACTATAATAGGTTGGTCACTTCCACTCATAGTACCAACTAGAGCTATGTTTTCTAAATAATCAGTATTTTCAAGTTTCCCTTTACCTTCAACTATTGTATAACCTTCTGGTCCTTCTTCTGATTCAGAACCTAATTTTCTAACAGCACCATTTATAGCAAGTCTTATATTTTCTGCTGTAATTTCTTTAACATTTATCTCCATAGAAGCTTTAGAGCCTTTTAAAACTTTTTGTCCTACTGCTTCTACAAAAACTCCATCTACTTCTATTTTTCTATATTCCTGTTCTATAGATACTTTATTACCATCACTTGTTGCTCCTAATAAAGTACCTTTCCATTCCTTTGCCGAATTATCCCATTTTAAATTTTTATATACTGCTCCTGCATCTACCCAGTAGCTATTAGGAGTATTTTCTGTATAACCTGTTGTTTGTAATTTTTTAGCCATTTACTTATATTACCTCCAATCTACTTTGCAATATAATTGTATATTTCTTCTTTTTATCTGTTCATTTAAAGTAGGTATTATTTTTCTACTACCAACTTTAAATTGTAATAGAACTTTATCTGTTAAGATTCTAGCTTTAACAAAATGCTTTCTTATATCTTCTGTTAATTGCTCTAATCTTAAAGTGTCAGCTCCACAATTATCAAATATATCCACATCAATATAAAAACCTTCTCTTGTATTTTCTAATGCTTCACTAGAATAAGAGAAGGTCAAATATGGATATATAACTTTTTCAGAACTATTAACTTCTAAATAGCTCTCTTTACATATTTGTCTAAATTCTTTATTTAATTCAATTAAAAAAGGTATCATAGCCTCACCTATTTTTTATATTGTGTTCTATTCCAAGCAACCTTATCACTATTACCTAGTTCAGCTAAATATTTATTTAGCAGTTGTTTAATTTCAGGTTTAACTTTTCGAAAAGCTGGCCTTAAATAAGGTTTTGGTTTCATACCCATAGTAAAATGAGTTTTTCCACTTGGATCAGTATAAACCCAACCACCTTTTCTACCATTGCCATTCTCTGCAAACTCACCAGTACCAAACTCTACATATATAGCATAATCACAGTTAGTTCCAACGTAAGCTTCTAAACTAGAGACTTGTACTTTATGGTTTATACTTGTTTTTAAGTTTGAAGTGTTAACTGGAACTAATGCTTTAGCTTGACTTTGGATAGCTAATGCAGCAGCTTTAAGCCATTTTATTTCAGCCATTTTTATAGCATTTTTACAAGCTTGACTATTATCCTTAAACATTATAATCACCTACAAATTTAAGATATATCTCAAGGTGATTATGCATTGATACTGGATCATCTACAAGAACTATATTGTACCTGTTCCCTTTACTGTCTATAATCCAATTCTTATTAGATATATCTTCTCTATAATCAGTAATTAGAATATGTGTACTCTCTTGTAAAAAAGAATTTAAGTTACTATTCTCTCCGTTAGCTCCAAACCCTTGTGCTAAATCTAAAAAGCCTTGTATCTTAAATACTTCATTTTCTTTTTCTACTTTTCCACCTATGCCATTATCTTTTTTTATAAGTTTCATAACAGAAAAACTAGGAGCCTTTGAAGTGTCCATTATGACCACCTCAACTTTTTATACTTATTTAAGAATTTTAATAAAGATGCTGGATAGCCTTCTACACTTTCATTACTTCCCATATCAAAATAAGTAGTTGATACTCTAGCTATAGTTTCCTGCTTAATTCCTATCTTATCAGCCATTTTATTATCATATTGAAGCAATTTAATAACACCTAATTTAATATCAGAAGGATATACAACTTTAGTTATAAGGCAATTACATTCCTCTTCTTGTAACTCTTCCTTAACTTTTATATAAGTTTCAGATACTCCAGTTATAGTATAGACACCATTATTTTGTATGCTATCATCTATATCTATAGTGTTACCTACTCTAAAGCCTAAAGCTTCAAAGTTAGCTCCTGTTATTGTATTACCGTCATTAAAAATCAAATGTCCATTCATTCTAACTCTAGTATCTAAAAACTTATTATTAGTCCTATTTCTTATCATAGTTTCTAAAGCATTAAGTTTAATGTCTAATTCAAAGTCTTGGCTAACATCTTTTATTTTTAAAAAGTTCTTAGCTTCTTCTAAAGATAAAATCAATTTATCACCACCTAAAAAGGACTAAGAAATTAAATTCCTAGTCCTATTCTTCTGCAACTTTTTGCTTAGCAGTTAAGCAAGCTAAACAATCTGGTTGAGTTACTTTAGCGCCAAAGACATATAGTCCTTTCATAGCATCACTAAAAGATTTTTCAGGTCTATAAGCTTCTACCTCTGTTACTTGTCCTGCAAAGCTTATTGCCATGTCAATCCCTGCCATAATGGAGTAATTGTTAGCTGAAAAAGGAACGTTATTAGACATCATTATCTTAAATCCGCTAACTGTAGCACCATCTACAACTCCGTTTTCTAAGATTTTAAAGTCTTTAGTAAAACGAGGATCTTTAGATAATAATCCTAAATAGAAAGGTGGTAAGATAACAAATCTTCCTACTCTTGGTACATTTTTATTATCCAATTCAACACCTAAATCAACTAAAGTATCATAAGCATTTGCTACTGTTATTTCAACTGGTTTACTTGTATTCCCTACTTTTATTTTTGCATCTTTAACAAGTGCAGCTATAAATTTATCTATAACATCTTGTACTGCATAAGATGCTCTTCCCATTCCTTTATCTACTAAAGTTACATTAGCTTGTGCCTTGTCTACATCATCAACTTTAAAGTTAAAATATTTAGCTTGATCTATAGTTAAAATAGTTTGATTTGAGTTTAATTCTTCTGGATCTTCAATAGCTCCACCTTTATAATCTTTAACTGTTACATCTCCCATTTGATTTATCTTAACAGTATCACCAAACTTCTTAATTTCTCCTTCATAATCTCTATTTACTGCATTAGCATAAACTAGATTTTTATCTAAATTAGCAAGTAATCTAGCTGACCAAATCTGCGGTATAAAATTCTTTACTGACATTTACATCTTCCTTTCTTATTCTAATTTTAAATCTTTAATTGTATCCCAGTTTTTATTTATTTCTTCTGGTGTCATGTTTCTTAATTGCTCCATAGTAAAGCTATTAGGATTATTAACTTCATTAAGCTTATTTTCTAAAACATTTAAGTTATTCTTATTATCGTTATTTGTTTCTTCTACTGTGAAGAATGTAGCATTATTCTCTTTTAATTCCTTAGCTTTATTTTCCCAATCTTTTTCTAAGTCTAACTTATCAATATCACCTAGTTTATAAAGCATATAATCTAAGTCAGTACAACCTAAATCTTTTAACTTACTCTTAATAGTAAATTCTTTTTGTTCCTTAGCTCTAGTTGCTTCTAATTCACCCATCTTAGTTTTATAACCTTCAATTTCTTTTTGAAGGTCCTCAACATCTTTATGATTTTTCTTTAAAGTATCTAATGTCTTATTTGCAGTTTTAAGGTCGTTAGAAACCTCATTATACTTATCCTTAGGTACTGCATTTTTAGGAAATTCAGTATTAATTGACTTCATTAATCCATCAATATCTAACTTTCCATCAGTAATTGTTGCACCTTCTAATAATTTTCTTAACCATTCCATTTTTATTACCTCCAATAGCATATTTATACTGGTTGCTCCCAGTTAGGAGTACTGTTGTTCTTTATGCTCTGCAACTCTTAAAAAAGAGCAAAATAAAAAGCCTTATTTCTAAGACCTAATTAACTCCGTTATATGCTGTTTGTAATAAGAATCCTAATAGATACCATATTTTATCCTTAATCTTATTTAAACAAATCTCTGCTCCTATATCTTCGCTGTAATTAACTTTATCTACACAACCAGTAGATTCAATTATCTCAAATCCATTAACTAAGATAGCTCTTACTAAAGTTGTTTTATCTCCAAGAGTAGATACGTGAACTTCTTTTATAAAGCCATCTACCATCTTAGAACCTATTGAAACTCCACTAGCTAGATTCTTATTATCATCAACTTTTAAATTAGATTCCTCAAATTGTTTCTTAGGACACCATGAAATATATTCATCTGGATATTGAATTAAATAACCTTCATCATTGGGATTTTCATTTTTAGGTATATCCCATCCTCTAAACTTATTATATTCTCCCCTAGTCATTGGCTTTGCTTTAACTAATTTTGTACTAATATAACTTTTCATTACTCAACTTCTCCTTTAAGTTCTATTCCTTCTATTTTTGCTCTTTCCTCAAGTGTATTTAAATAACATTCCATGTAAACTAATTGAGTGTGTAGTAATTCATAACTACAAT